ACTAGGTATAGCTTGATTATAAACTACAAAAGCATCAGTTTTTTCATCTAATACGGAAAGTTTAAAATATCCTGAATCTACATAACCAAATATTTGATATCCGTTTAAATAAGCGCAATCTAAACACTCCTGCTCTTTCCCATCTTGTACTATGATCTTAGATTCAGGAACAACAGAATCATAACTTCCTTCACTATTCCAGACATTACTACTTTCAGCATAAGAGTAGACTTGATCTTTAGATATCCACAATGGCTGGCTTCTAAACTTTCCTATACCAATTACAGATTCTAAACTAATATTACCTATACCCTTGGAAGGGATTTCATCATATCCATTTCTTTTATTAAACTCTTCTTCTTTATCAAAGGTGACATTTTCTAAACGAGTAAATGATCCAAATGGTTGCTGCTTAGGATCGACCTTAGTATTAAGACCTTGATTTAAGGATAATGGTACGTTTTGTTTTTGTAAAGGCATACCTCTTCTCCTATATTACATCCCAATTAACTGAATTTCCTCTATTTATAAATGTAGCTGAACCGTAATTAGATGCTATGATATGGGTAGCGACTCCATCTATTGTATTTGCTCCTGCAGCAGTAACAGTAATATTATTAGTGGCTGCAGTTCCCCCAATATCTTTAATTACATAAAACCTACCTTCTGTACTATCTGCGACAGGTAAGTTTACTGCAAAAGCAGTTCCTGGATTTACTAAATAAATAGACTTTCCATCTGGTTCAAGAATAGTATAAGTTCCAGTTATTTCTGTAGTACGGAGAGCAAAACGATTAGCCTGAACTCCAGAAGCATTTACTGAACCACCTGAAGTTATTTTAATTTGACGATCAGCACCATCATTCCAATATAAATCTCCATCTGCTAACCCACTAAATAATCTAAAGTTTAAAGTAGCAGCGTATAGAGTAGACTGGTTAGTAAAGTTTAAATAACTTAAATTTGAAGCAGGGTATGCTGTAGTACTAGGTTTAAAGTCTAAATCTGCATCTATTGTTATAGCTGCAACTCCAATTTTTTTTCCTTTTCCACTAGTATGATCGTGTTCATCAATTAAATTAAAAGCTGTATTAAGGTTAGAAGCCCAAGTAGGACCTAGTTGTACTCCTGGAGTAGGAAGTACTAAAAGCATATTTGTTGTAGTCGATGTTGTTGCCATATTTGTATCCTAAAATATCCAAAAATAAACGTTTGTCATATTTGTTCCTACTTGAAAGTTTATAAACTTTTTTCTATCATAGGAATTTCCACTAGAATCTGTCAAAGATTCATAAATATCTACAGCCGCAAACTTTCTAACTATGATCCATCCTAACGGCTCTCTACCTAACTTATGTTCAACTAAATTATCAACACTAGCAGTAAGGTCTATTTCTTTTAAATAATTTCCATCAATAATTTGAGCATTAGTTAATGGAGTTAAAACTTGTTCTATAGAATCTTGTACCATATTTAGTTCTTTTGCTAACATATTATATGGACTAACATAGAATTTTTTATATTTTTCTATAGTCATTAACTTGTACTCCTACTAAACCAAAATGGATTATTAGAAATATGAATATCTGTAATAGTTAAAGGATTGTCCGCATCTCTATTAGCGGCTGCTGCAGTGATTCTTTGTTTTAACTCAGCTTTTTGGGACATGAGAACACTGACATCACTTTCTTCTTTTTGCAACATCCTTATAGCTGCAAAAGTAACAACATATTCAGCATAACCATTAAGATCATCCCATTTAGTAGCTGTATCAGTACTAGATGCAAATTGAGCAGCTTGAGGAATATACCAAAGTTTAACTGCTGTAACTCCATCTGGTTTAGGATTAAATACTAAATCTCCTCCTACTAACCTATATCTAACATCAGATAGATAACTCCATGATCCCCAATTTTGATAAGAGTTTCTTTCATTAAAATTAAAAGCTCCTATGGTAAAAAAATCAGACCCATTAATTTTTGCATCTACTCCTCTTAGTTTATAAAAATCTGCTATAGCTAAATCTTCAGAAGATGTTGAATCATTAAGTGGATAAGTATCTATATTAGCTGTAGTATTAAAACTTTTACTTTTTACATAGTAATCTTCTCCATACTCTTGAACTAATATGTCTTGTAATTCTGATATTCCAGAATTAATATAATTTACTAACTCTGAATCTTGAACAAAGTTATTACTTTCCATATCTGCTCTTTGCCTAGATCGAGACATAAGAGTAGCTATAGTTACATTAGCCATAATAACCCCCTAAAAAAGAGGGGCAAAAGCCCCCCTAATGTTTATCTTCTTCTTTTTTTTCTATACCAGAAACACATTTCATAATGAATCCTTTCATAGCTTTGGAAAACTTTTCCTTATCCCCAACACCAATGGCGTCAAAGATAGCATCTACTTCGTCTTTATAGTGTTCGTAAGCAGAATCATGTCCACCTCGTTCCATAAAATCTTCATTAGATTTCTTACCATCATCGTAAGAACTTTTCTTTTTTCCAAACTTCTCCATTATAGAGACTATCATCGCTCCTTTATCTTTTTTAGGTCCCATCATAATCATAATTTACTCCTAATTAACACCAACACCTGGCTGATTAGAGTTTTTAACAACGATATGAAATCTCACAGCATCACCACTTTTTATTTCTGCAGAGGTTCCATTTTCCTGCAAAGCCATGAAATGAACAAGACCTGATTGTATTTTATGATTAGATGATACAGACCCTGAAGTAGAGTCAGTATCTAGTTGAAAACCAACACCACCGTTTGCACCGTGATGAGTATCATCTTCTAAGATACAACTAAACATTAGCAATTTACTATATTTATCTGTAGCTCCACCTACTGAACCTAAAGTAATAGTGTATTTTCCTGCTGAAGTTCTAGCAACAGATTTAACACCAACACTTAAAGATTTACTAAGAGTGGGCGCACCTGTACCTCCTACATCAAAGTAACCATAGATATGCTTAACTTCTTTATCTGCAGCTTGTACTCTATTAAAATTTCGATTAGCCATTTTATTTCTCCTTTAGTCTGAGTGGCATACACCACGCAGCAAAAAAGAGGAGCCGTTAAGCTCCCCATATTAAATTAAGATAATGCAACTCTGACGTTATAGCCTGGTCCTCTACACCCTAATTGAGCATAGTAACCAACCCTAACTTCAACAGCATCAGCAGAAGATTCTCTAAGGAACTTAAGTCCATCGGAATCAAGAATTTTTGGAGATTTACCAAGAGAGTAAAGTTTCCAAACATCCATCTGAAGCATGAAAGCTACGTTATTAGGACAGTTTTGATCAGGAATAACCTTAATAGGTCCTCTAGGTCCATGAATCAAAATACCTCTAAAACCAATTTGAGGATTTATTTTTTCATCAATATAAGACACTTTAGAGCCTAAGGCTTTCTCTAGATCGGCAAAGTTAGAATAGTTTACAAAACAAACATCTGGCTTTCCACCTTCTCTAGCAACCCTAGCAGCAGCGCCGATAAGACCTTCTTCTAATGGAAGTGAAGAACCATCAAACCTAATTCCAGCTAAACGAGTAGAGTCAGCACTTCTATCAACTCCAAAGAAGGAATCTCCAGAAGTAGGAGCAGTAGAAGGAATCCAAGCCTTAAGTCCACTAACTTTAAGATCATAATCCCCTTCAGGAACGATAAAGTCTAAAGCAGTAATACCAGTAATAGTATTAAGGTTAGCACTAACAACCATAGAACCAGCATCTCTGTTTACAGAGTTAACGGTTAATGGTCCACTTGCTCTTATAGTACCACCAGTGGCAGCAGTATAAAAGTCAATTTGCATACCAACTTCAAAGTTAGTAATGTCTTGAGAAGTGTTAAGCGTTAATGTAGTACCTGCAACAGTAGTATCAATCTGACCAATAGAACCACCACCATCTCCAAAGAGAGATACGGCAAGAGATCGAGTAGCAGACTCAATAGCACCATCAATTTCGAAAGTAGCAGCTTCCATGAATGCATTCGCATTACCTTTAGAAGCTTCTATAGTTTCGTTTTGAATTGAAGCAAGAGAGTAATCGGCAACTCTGGTAAGCAAGAATGCTTTTAATTGAGAGTTGGTCTTATTCGCCTGAGCATCGGAAAAGGTAGCAGAACGACCTTGAGGAATCCCATATTTAATAGGAAGCTTCAGGTTTTCACCACCGAATTGTTCATATTTAGAAACCATGGCAAGGAATGGATTATCCTTGTAGACCATGTTTTCAATCCTTTCATTTGTATAATGCTGCTTTAGAGCTGCAGCAAAAGTTGTCATATTTAAAGCCATTTTAAAACTCCTTATAGTTAATTAAGACTTATTAGTAATTATTCCCATTGTAACATTTTGGCTGCACGAG